TTATGCAATAGTTTGCTCGAACTCAGCAGTAATCTCAGTTCTGATCGCCCCTACTGAAACTGACCATTTTCGACATAATACCGTGATTGGGTGCGTTTGATGAGGGGGTTTCCAGAAAAATGCTGTCACACCTGCATGTTTTTCCAGAAAAGTCCTGATAACCTGTGCATCAGCATTCCTTGGTGATAATGAAATGCTGTATTTTTCAAGGTTGATATTAAAACCATCAGGACGACGTTGCTCGTACCCGTCACCAAAGCGAACAGAGCGAACTCGGGGCTCGCTCTCAATGTTCATGCCGGGTTTTACTTTCCAGGTGAATGTTTCCATTGTTACCTCATTGCTCCGCCCGGACGATGTTCAGATGCAATAACCTGCTTGGTTTTTTGCTCAACCAGCTTCAGGATTTGCTGTGTCGCCTGCGGGCCCATCTGCCCGTTGCTGCCGTCATTTTGAATGGTGATATTAAAATGCTGAACTACACCATCACCTCCACCAGCCATTTTCGCCACTACACCCAGTTTTCCGTCCAGACCACGGCGCAGCGGAAAAATCCCCTCTGGTCCGGCTTCCCCCATAACACCAGCACCTTTTGCAAAGGCAAACATTGTCGGGGTATGTACCACCTGGCCACTGTACGCACTCAGTGACGGAGAGTTATAAACGCCCCCTTTGGCATTTGGGGTAAAATTAAACCCCATCGCATCCATTCCCATAACAATCGATTTTTTAACAAAAATCTCTGTCAGCATTTTCAGTATAGATGTGGTGAATTCTCGGAAGTTAGCCTTACCGGTTGTCAGAACAGATGTCAGCTCAGTTGAGAATCCGTTCAGTGCCGCCATAGTCGCATTCTGGATCTGCGCATTTGAATCCAGTGCGGCATCACGGTAATCCCCCCAGGCAGTCTGTGCCCCGGCCAGCCAGTTAGCTCGCTTTTCCTCTTCCGCTGCATACGTTGCTGCCTGAGCCGCCAGCATTTCATTCAGCCGCGGATTGTCCTGATGAGCGGAGAGGATTTGCGACCTCTCCAGAGCCTGCTGCGCTTCGCGCGAAGATTTGCCGATAGTATCGCGGATTGCATTTTGCTTTTCAGTCTGCTGCTTAACGTATTTATCAGCCTGATCCTGAAGTTTATTCAGGCGTTCCTGAGCAACAACTTCATCACCCAATAGTGCCAGTTTCTCATGCTGAGCCAGTACTGCCGCTTTATTTGCCAGCAACGCCTGCTCCTGTTTGGTTAACTGACGCTTGCCTCTGGACTCTTCAGTAATGGCAATCTGAGCCTCGGTTTCCCAAAGCTTTTTACGTTCAGCACTGATTACATCCGTAACAGATTTGTGCTCTCTGAGCACGCGCAATTTTGATTCAAGTGCAATTTGCTCTTTTAATGCCGTTTCTTCTGCTTTTGTTCCTTCATCAACACGATAATCGCGTTTATTTGGCGTCTTAGGGTCGGCATATTTTTTATCAATACCGGCTCTGGCTTTCGCTATTTCATCAGGTGTCCATAGCCTGATTTTTTCACTGTCAGATGCAGAGGCGGTATCTTTTGCAGCCTTTGCATTGGCAGCAATTTCACGGTTTAACTTTTCGTGCTCCCGCGTTCTTTTTTCTGCCTGAGAGAGGCTCGCCTCAATGTACTTATTGAGATCCTGCTGGCTTTTCTTTTCTCGGTCATTGGCCTGGATAATTTTATTTTTATTATCCAGATACCCCTGCTGGGATTTAACGGCGAAATCAAGTTCGGCCTTGTTCTTTCTTAATGTTTCCAAACTACTCTTACGAGCGGAGTCGGTCATCCACCCATCACCGTTTTCAAGAGATGCGATCTGTTCATTCACACTAGCCAACTTTTCCGCTTCAGTAGGTGCCCTCCAAATTTTCGCCAGTTCATCACCAGCTTCTTTTATGCTTGTTGTAAGGTTATTCCATGCCCGTTCAAGGATACCCACATCCTCACTCATCTCAATAGTGCGACGGTTGGTAACCTCTGCCAGTTTGGTAATGGCATATTCTGACGCCTCACGGGTTTTTCCGGATCTTTCCAATGCAGCTATATGTTCATACTCGGATGCGGTCAGCAGGTGCATGGATTTATCCATTTCCATAATCGCGTTGACCGGATCATCCTTAAGCCGTTTGAACTGATTAACTGTTTCATCCACCGACTGCCCGGTGGCCTGTTTCATCTGTGCAGCTGCTTTGGCCACAAGTGATACCTGGTCACCGAAGAAATAACCGGAACCGACTGCACTTGTAAGCGCAGCAGTCATATCCGACCTGGTTATCCAGCCACCGGACATCTGATCTGCCATCAGGCGAAGCTGTGCCGATGTTTTACCGGCATAATTACCGGTGGCGATCAGCTGACGGTTGAGCAGCGTCACTTCCTGCTCAGCATTCCAGGCTGCTTTACCAACCGCAGCTATTCCACCGACTACCGCCCCCATACCGCCAAAGTAGGTGAACTTGCTCATCCCCATATGACCGGCAAGGCTGCGCAGGCCTTCGGACAGGATCTTATTATTGCCTTTAAACTTCTCCGTTTCTTTGTTGCTGTCACGGAGTTTATTGATATAGATATCCGCTGATGAACTGACACCCAGTTGCGCTGCCTGATAACGCAGCATTTCTTTGCGGGACAGGTTCTGTGTGGCTACCTGTTCTTTCAGGCTCTGAATAAACCGGGTTTTCTGCTGCGTCAGGTTTTCATCTGCGCGGCGTAACTCTGTTGTGCGCTGCGTGACGGATGAGATCAGGGTCAGATAATCCTGCTGTGATATGGTTCCGGCACGCTGCGCCTGGTTCAGTTTTGTCTGAATGACAGCCAGTTGTTCAAGCCCGCTGCCGGTCTTCTTTACCGCATCAATCTGACGGAAAAAGCTTTCGGTCATGGCATCCTGCTGCCGCGCCAGATCCCGACCGGCCGAATCTTTCTGCCTGCTGTTATTGATCTGTTCATTCATCCGGCGGTGCATGCTGTCAATTTCACGCGCCGCGGCTTTCCATTTCTGAACAAACTTATCAGCACTGAATATCTGAGACTCATCCAGCGTTTTCAGTGTGGCCTGTGTGCTGTTCGCTGCCTGATTAACCGCTGCTGACTGCCCTTCGGCAAATTTACGCATACGCTCAGCTGACGCATCCGCACTGGCCGCAGCCTGCAATAACTGACGTTCGACGCGCCCAACCTGCTCAGTGAATGTGGTGCTGTCCGCACTGAGATTAATGACCAGATCAGCTATCTGCTGGCTCATAACGTACTCCCCCGGCGATCCCCTCGCCTGCTGTCATTAACAGTGAGTCGTCAGTCTCACCGGTTTCTTCGCTGTGTTTCAGTAACAGAAAATCATTCAGCGACAGGTCTTTGCTGCCGCCCGCCAGCGACACCACGGTGTTACTGAGTGCGGCGAACTCCAGATCAATCAGCTGATGGGTGAATGGCGTTACCCCGAAATAGGTGTACCAGTCCCCCAGCTCTGTTGCCGTCATATCCGCCAGCATCCTGCGCCAGTCCGCCCGTTTAAATTCATGAGCGAGGCGCAGGATAAACTGACGCTCACGGGCGATTACTTTTCGGCCGGTTCCGGATCTGCGACCGGTTCAGCACTTTCACCGTCTGTGGTTTTGACCTGCATATCACTGAGTTCAAGTACCAGTTTTGCCGCCTGCTCCAGCGCGACCGGCGGCCAGGTGCTGAGAATATCAGCGCGGATCTCATCAACCTGTTTACCCGCTGTATTACCCACATTGAACAGAGAACGGGCTACCAGAAACGCATTTGATTCGATATTCATACGCACATAAACAGCAGTGCGTTTCAGGCTCTGCACATCCTCTGCCGGCGCTTCTTTTTCAGTCTGAGTCACCAGGTGATCGAAGTACTCCACCCGCTGTAAGGCCGATAATTCGCTCAGCATCAGTGATTCGCCGTTGTACGTGAATTCTTTCTGTTTCAGAAAATTCATCATTGTTTCTCCTCCGGATTATTCCGTGGCTTTGGGGGCTGTGCGGGTTTCTCCGGTTGCCGGTTTCATTTCTTCCGCCAGTGCCGGGCGGCCGGAGTTGGTGATTTTGATGGTGCGGGTGATCACCTCTTTTGCCGGTACCGATTTACCCAGGCTGCTGACCCATCCTTTGAACAGATCAACCGCGCCGTTCGGATAGCGGATTTTGTAGTAACGGACATCACCGGTATCAAACCAGCTGACCAGGTCTTTCTGTCCCTGCTCGCCGGGTTTCCAGGCCAGTGTGATATTGGCTTCACCGGCTGACTTTTCACCCTGAGCGGTTGCTTTCCAGTCGGCGTCCTCATCATCCAGATAGGTATCGTCGTAACTGTCAGCGCTGATTTCCCCGGGCTGAAGCTCTTTGATTTTTGCCAGGCGCGTCCAGCCTTCGTCTGCCAGCGGATTTTTGGTCGGGTCGTCTTCGCCGGTATAAATCCACAGCGTTGTGCCGGCGCCTTTGACAGGAGCCAGCGGGTTAGGAGGTAAAGGCATAATTTTTCCTTACATTGAATACGTCAGGTGATATGTCAGATCGGCTGAGCCCCACAGGCACATTTCATCATCGCGCTGATAGTCGTAGCCTGCCGCTGACATGGTTTCGATAAGTCCGGCCAGTGCCGGTACGGATTGCATGGCGGGATAAATTTTGTCTTCCATCCATTCGTCCAGTTTTGAGTCCGGATTACTCGCTTTCAGGAAAACCTCAATATGCAGAACGGCCTGCCACTGGTCTTCATCCACAACATCATCCGTCGGCGAAGCGTCAGTGAGATACACCGCGACAACCGGGAGTTCAGACTCCTCAAGAAATACCGGGCGACCGTCATATACCTGAGTTCCCCCGAGGTGTGCCCGCAGGGCATCAGCCACCGTCAGCCGGATAGCGGAATGTTTATGCATCAGGGGAGCCTCGCTTTGATATACAGCCGGAGCTGATTTTTCAGTGCCTGCCCGAATTCTTTCGGCATATCGGATTTCAGAAGTGATTCTGTTTCATCCGTAAATGCCTGTGTCAGCGGGGTTACCAGGGGGATTTTCACCACATCAATCGGATAACGTGAGTTACTGGTGCGCTGCATAACATGCCAGCGACCGTTTGCCAGTTGCTGAATAAACGCATCCTCAAACTTAAACCGCCCGATTTTCAGTACACTGCCGCGTCCGTTTTTATCGCGCCGTTTGCGTGACAACTGAACCTTCGCAGCACCGAGCGCAATGGCCGGAAGGTTACCCCGGTTAACAAATAACCGTGCCCGTGGCACTGTCTGCTTACTGCTGGCCCGGCGCAAACGGACACGCTGACGGATCAGTTTCTGCTGCAGTTGTGTTTCGCCTGATACCCTTTTGACACTGCGCCCTATCGCACGGACTGCAACCCGGTTTACGGCCTGAGCTGTGGCGACCGGTACCGCCGTGCCGCTGATTGTGTTCAGGTTATTAATCGCCTGCTGAATACCATCCATATTATTCACTCTCGATAAAAATATGGGGCTTGCCGTTATAGCGCAGAGCACGGGTTACGGTGTACTCCGCATTGCTGATAACGACCCTGTCATTCCGGCGGGCGGTGACCCCCGGGGTGAAAATCACGTAACTGACCCCGTCACCGCTGACCGGTCCCATTTCCGGAAGAAAATGAAACTCAACAGCACAGACAGGCTGATCATTCAGGTAAATGACTTCCCCCATTTTTTCCGCTGTCAGTGCATCCATCCGGAACTTCATCTGCTGAAACGGGGTCATAGCGTTATCCCTGTGCCGCCGGCGGGAAGACGTTAATCTTCACAGCGGCATCTGCGTCACCGGCAGCCGCATCCTCCCAGGCTACGCCGATCACCACGCCGCCGGTATCCACCAGTTGGCCATCTTTAACCGAAGCCGCAGCCCCCGCTTTAAGCACCAGCCCGTTTTTTTTAGGCAGCCGGAAAACCCCTTCGGCAAATCCGTCACCGGTTGCACCGGCGGCAATGTCTGTAATTGCCACCGCGGCCAGTGAGCCAACCTGTACCAGTGAACCGCTGGTAACGGGTTTGGTTCCGCTGTTAACAATCGCGATGGTCATCCCCTGCTGCTGATAATTCTTAGCCATAATCGTCTCCGCGGCACCCGCAGGTGCCGGATTTCAGGTATAAAAAAAGCCCTCACGGGCGTTCATGATGTGATTCTCAGCCGGATTACTGGCCTTTCACCTGGATCATTCCGCGATAATCCAGCGGTGCCACACCGGCATCAATACGGATTTTCGTGGTCACGCCGTCGGAGGTGAACCCTTCCTGCTGATCGATATACGGGGTATCGATACCGTTCAGGTAGGCAACTTCGATGGTGTCACTGCCCTGAGAAGCGGCCATGTACCAGTCTTTTTCACTGTTATCATCCAGACGCGGCTCAGTGATAATCTCCGCGATATTGCGGATCGGGTTGATGATATTGGCATTCACATCAGCCCCTTTCACGCTGCCGGAGCCGACAACCTGAAGTGCATGTGTTTCCAGTGCCGCCGGTACCAGCATAAAGGCCGGGCGGATATTCAGCGTACGTTCGCCCTCTTTCTGCTGGCGCATCAGCGTGCGGCCTTTGCTGATGGTCTCCACATCCATGCCGCCGGACAGCGTATTTTTATGATCAGCACTGAACAGGGCTTTGCCGTCACTCAGTTTCCCGTTATCTGTCAGCACGGCATACACCAGGTCACCAATGGTGGCTTTTGCGGCCCGGCCGAGTTTGTTCGGGATATCGGTCAGCGCATTCATATCATCGTTGATGATGGCCTGGCGGGTGATACTGAACAGTTCCCCGTACGTTGCCAGCGCAATGGTCTGCCCCTTGTCACCTGTGGTGACGTATTTATATTCTGCCCCTTCGCGCACCTGACGCAGTGACGGGAAACCACCGAGGCCGACACGGTGAGCAGTTTTAAAGTCGCTGAGCTGACCTTTCTTCGTCCACTTATCATAGGTTTCTTCCGCCTCTTCCCAGCCAGTCAGCAGGGATTTATAAGCCACATCCATCAGGATATTGCCGAAATCCGAAGTGCTGTGTGTGAATGCCGCAGCGACCATCTGCATCGGGTTCAGGGTGCTGATACCAATACCGCGCTCCGTCAGCGACATACGCGCCAGTTCACGCAGTGTCATGCTGTTATACGGGTTATCCGGCTGTGCTTCTTCGTGCCCGGCACGGGTCATGACCGATGCACGGATGCCGTCACCGGTGAAATTACCGTTCCCGGCATAGATATGAGCATTATTTTTGTTGCTTGGTGTGGATTCAGCCCCCAGTTTTTCCAGCAGTTTCGCACGGGCGTCTTCCAGTGAGCACTGCGTGTCAGTCACGCAATCCACCATCAGATCATTATGTTTGCCGCCGAACATGGCGAACAAGTCCTTAATGCCGTTCAGACGGGCCTGTTCCTGAGCGCGGATCTGATTCTGTACATCTGCATTATCCGGCTGCGCGACCGGCTGAGGCTGAGTCACGGTTGCGGCGGGCTGCGTCACCGGTGCCGGCACGGAAACCGGTGTGGTCTGAGCGGTATTTTTCGGTGATACCTGGTTTTTAATAGCCTGTGGCATAGCAGTAAAGTCCTCGATACGTTTGGATGTGATACAGGCCATCGCCTGTACCGGGTCAGTAAGCTGATCAGCAAACCCGTGTGACAGACATTCGTCGCCGTTCATCCAGGTTTCCTCTTCTAACATGGCGGCAATCTCTTCCGCCGTTTTGCCGGTTTTGGCGACATACGCCGGGATCAGCACATTTTCCAGCTTATCCAGCAGGTCGGCGTAATCCCGCATTTCATCCGCATCACCCCAGGCAATTCCCCACGGTTTGTGGATCATCATCATGGCGTTTTCCGGCATAATCACAGTGTCACCGACCATGGCAATAACAGAGGCCATTGAGGCCGCCAGCCCGTCGATATAAACGGTGATCTTTGCATCATGGCCTTTCAGCTGGTTATAAATGGCGATCCCGTCAAACACTTCGCCGCCGGGGGAGTGAATATGCAGGTTAATCTGACTGACATCACCCAGCGCCAGCAGCTCTTTTGAAAACTGCTTTGCCGAGATCCCCCAGCCGCCGATCTCGTCATAGATATAAATGTCCGCCGATTGGGTATCCGCCGCAGCTTTCATGCGGAACCAGCTTTTAACCGGTGCGGATGCTTTCGGGTTACTCGTCATCGTCCCGGGATTTGGCATCGTCAGGCGCTCCTTTGTCATTCGCCGGATCGGTGTCAAACACCAGCCCCAGCTTTCTGTTTTCATCAATTTCCGCTTTACGGCGGCGTTTTGTATCAGCAGGGCTGGAGCCTCTGGCCCGAACCCATTCCCCTTCAGTTGCCCCGCCGCCGCGCAGCAGCACCTGCCAGGCTTTGGCCTCTTTCAGCGGGTCAATCCACGGCATCACCGGGCCGCTGTAAACCGCATTCATTAAAGAAGCGGGATCAACATCCGGCGGTACATCAATCACCCCCTCCGCCACGGCCATTGTCAGCCAGCTGCGGTACATCGGGCGGGTCACTGCGGCCACAAACGCATCCTGTAAAATGCCGTAGCCCTCAAAAGACTCCACCAGCTCCTGGCGCTGGGCGCTGTAAGTGCCGTCATAATCACGTGAAATACTGGAATAACTGCCGCGGCTGCCGGCGGCTACTGCACGCAGCTGACCATTACGGAAGGATTGCAGGTTTGGGTTCGGGCGGTCAGATTTGACCATGCCGATATCCTCACCGGGTGCCAGTTCATCGAAGATAATGCCCGGCTCGATATTCAGTTCCCTGTCCTCTGATGCATCATCGCCGTTATAGATATCCCCTTTTTTGATGTACATCCCGAGTGATGCAGCGATACGGGCAGCGGTGAGTTCCGCGTCCTCATAATCTTTCAGGGCACTCAGGCGGATCAGAATACCGGACAACAGACTGTGCCCGCGCAGCTGATGCAGGCGGCGGGTAAACTTCAGGTGCAGCATGTTTTCAGCGTCGATGGTTTTCAGATCCTGCGACCGGTACAGGGCTGACGGCATATTTTTATACACGTTGTAACTGACAGGCCGCCCCCACTCATTGAGTTTCACACCCTGGCAGATATTGCTGCCCGGCACATCCAGATTCAGCGGCACAAAGTCCGGTTCCAGCGCCTCAATCCAGAAATGCACCCCGTTTTCCCGCCTCAGACCTTTAGCCCGTCCGGACACCATCTGACCGAATACCTCTCCGTCACGCAGCCAGGTACGCGCCATCAGCCGTTCAAGTACCGGACGGGTATACTGACCGGTCACATCCGGACTGACAGACCATTCCGACCAGGCCGCACGGATCTGTTTTGCCAGGTCATCAGCCAGTTCACCACCGCGCAGCAGCGGCTGCGGCTCCACAATAATGCCTTTCGCACCAATCACCCGCTCTTCCAGCTTATCCAGAAGACCGATCACAAGGTCGTGGTTGTCATCCAGAAACCGGGCCTGCTCGCGCAGTGACCGGCCGCCGGATTTCACCAGCTGATTCGCGTTACGGGATTCCCGCCGCGCGCGGTGGGTACGGGTCGGCATCGTGGCCTCATAGGCTTTTATCTGCAGGCGGGACCGCATCCGGGACGCCTGCCAGCCCGGCGCAATCAGGCCGATAGCACTGTCGATCAGCTTCATCGCGGAAACCTCGCCAGTTTATAACCCAGCCTGCCGGAGCGGGACGATAACAAACCGCTGCGGCGGCGCTCCCAGTATTCCCGCCCTTTGCGGATTTCGCTCAGGCTTTCCATCGACATGCTCTGACCGTTCATCGTGATGCTTCTGCCCTGCAATACAGCGCGTTCCGCTTCCGCGTACTGCCGGATCATGTTGTCAATCTCTTCTATGGTCATATCCAGCCACCTCCGGATGATGAAACAGGGGCCCACGCCGATGCTTTCCGTTTTTTCGGTTTCTTCGGTTTCGCGGGTCCGGTTGTTGAAATAAGGGTGATATTGTCGGGGGAGTCAGTGTTTTCAGGCGGAATAACAGGAATATCGGGTAACCGTGCCCAGGGCGGAGGTTTATCCCATTTGATTTTCTCGTACCCCTTTATGATCACCAGTGCATGGGCGTACACCATCAGGTCAAAGGCTTCGTTTGCGCCCCGCCCGGGCTTTTCCCATTTACCGCTGGTCAGCCGCTCCTCATAGGTCAGTTCGTCATAGAAAGAGTCATCCAGCCAGTCCGGAAAATGCACATAGTTCGGGCCCGGCATATCACGACTCAGTGCAGCAGCCACCCGGTCTTTCAGGTTGTCAGTCTGCAGCAGATATAACGGCACATCCCCGGCGGCTTTCGCCTGCCGGTCAGAGCGTCCGGTGTTATTCGGATAGGATTTGGTGATCAGTTTTGCGCCGGTACGGCTGCCCCCCTTGAACAGAAACACTTTGCGGCTGATGCCGTCACGGCGGCACTGCCGCCAGAAAGCATACGCGTTATCAGTAACACCGCTCTCACCGCCGGTATCCACCCCCAGCATCATGACGGGCATTCTGATCGCCGGATGTCCGGACAACGGATATGTTTTATCCAGCACATCTGTTATCAGCAGCTTCCAGTCCTCCGGATAGGCACCGGGATGAATACGGACACACTCGCCATTTCCGTCCGTCCGCAGGGATTGGGTGATATCAAACCTGTCCACAATCCAGCGTTCACCTTTTTCACCGTAGCCGGTGACCTGAACCACAAACCGGCGGTTTTTCCCGGCCTGTACGTCGACGGTTGCCACCAGAAAGCGGACACCTTCCGGCACACAGCGGATCCCGAGATCCTCAGCCCGCGCCAGCAGTTCTTCTGCCTTGCGCTGATCCTGAGTATGTTTCGGCCGGTACGGCAGCCCCCAGTCCGTATTGATCACCGTTTTCAGGGTTTCTTCGCTCAGGGTGAGCTCATATTCCTGTTCGGCGGTGAGATATTTATAAACGAGCTGGGACAGCGTCTGATAGGCGGCTGCCGGTCCCTCCATCCAGAATGACGCGATACGGGAGCGGCGGGCATCGCCGGTAATGTTGCCGTGCCGGTCAATGTCCTGGCCGTCTTTCAGCCAGACACCGCGATTATTCAGCTTCCGTTTTTCGCTGCCGGAAATGTGTCCGGTGCAGTGCGGGCACTCAATATAAGCCGCCTCACTGGCTGTCACCGGATCCGGGTCATCCCGGTAACCGGCCACCGCATCAAACACCGGCTGAAAGTATTCCCCGCAGTGCGGACACGGCCAGTACCAGCGCTGCCTGTCGCCGCGATTGTACAGCGATAAAATACCGGTGGTCGGCGGTGCTTCATGGGGTGATGACGGCGTCCATTTCTGATCAGTGATTTCCCGGCCGGGTGAACTTTCCACCAGCGTCATCCCGGCGGACATAAATGTTGTGGTACGTTTTGACGCAAGGGAGAAAGCATCCCCTTCGCCGTCGATATCTTCCGGAAACCGGTCATAGTCCGTCAGTGCCACAAACCGGTAATCCGATGAGGACATGATATTGACGGACGGCCAGCCGATTTTCAGGTAGTTACCGGCGCGGAACGTTTTGTCATGCACGTTATTATCATTGGTGCGCGGGCTCAGCCGTTTAGCCACTTCCGGACTCGCACGGAATGTCCGGTCGAGGCGCTTTTTGGAATGCTCACGGGCTTTTTCTTCCGTCATCTGAATCAGCAGAAAATCAGCCGGATCACAGACTATCGTGTAGACAATCCAGCCGTCGATAAGCCCCAGGGATTTACCGGTACGCGCCGGGCCGACAAATATCACCGCATCATATTTCCGGGATGTCAGGCAGTTCATCGGCTCAATAATGTACGGCGTCAGGGTGTCTTCCCACTGTACCGCGCTGCCGCCGCCCATCGGCACCCGCATGTATTTTTTAACCGCTTCCGCCACCGGCATCCGGCGCGGCGGACGCAGCAGCACAGAGACATCCCGGCGCATTTCAGCCGCCGACGCATAACCTGTACTCATCCGTTTTCTTCCCCTGCGTTTTCCACCTCCACCGCCAGCAGGTCGCGGAGTTCATCCACCACATCCTGTGCCTGTGTGATTTGCTCAGGCTGCCAGCCGTGGTCACGCTCCAGTCGGTCAGGCCAGGTGTCCAGTACCTGGGCTATCGCTTTGATGATGGTCGCCATCTCACGGTGAGATTCTTCAGCAGGTATCAGCTGGCGCAGCGAGGTTTCAAGTTTGATGCGTTCGTTTTCAGACTGGAACCAGTCTTTACGGTCTTTCGGGAACATTTTGTCCGGATCCTGAATACCGGACAGATCTTTCTCCGTGTCAGCACCGAATATCACCGGACCGACATCGCGGAGGGCATACACCGGATTGCCGCGTACTGTTCCCGCTATCGCCACATTTGCATCGAGCAGCCGCTTTTTAACCGTCCCCCGGTTCAGTCCGAACGCTTCAGCAATCTTTGCAACACTCCAGTGATACGCGTCCTCGAGATTGCTGATATTAGACATTGTCACCTCACACTGTCAGGTGGATTCCTTATTTATTGTTGTTAATCAAAAGGATAAACAGCACTCAGGTGACAGACCAAAACCGGTTTTGTCACCTCAGTGTTATTTTTTATCAATAGTATCAATGAATTAACTGACCTGCTGCTGACAGCATGGAAATCCGAAAATGAGCCGTTTCCCGCGAAGCCGCCGCCCCGTGGTAAAGGTACCCCTCCGGGAGTACCTTTTCACAAAATCACATATAAACAATGGGTTATAAGGTTCATGCTATTTCTTGGGTATTTTCTTCAGAACATCATCGTAAAACCTTGATGGATTATCGAAACCCTGAGCAGCCATATTGTTTCTCCAATGGGTAAAGCCCACTCAGTGAGCAGGCTTTATGATGGGTTATTGTGGTTCTGCCGGGGACAGCTCACCTTCCTCAAACCAGCCGTCAGTTCCACGGCCATCCGCTGCCAGATAGTGAATAAGATACTGATTCGGGCCGTTATGATATTCAGCACGGGCTTTCACATGACCTTCTTCGCCGCTGATGGTGACCTGCACAACCTGACCTAATTCATGTTTAAACATAGTTTTTCCTCTGGTAATAAAATGCCCCGCTATTTAGCGAGGCTCTATTGATTCGCCCGCAAAATTGCCTGTATATTGAGCATCGTAGTTAGAGTAAATATTCTTTGTCGATTGCTTACTTGCCCTGTTCTTACAGGGCATTTTTTATTTGTTCCGCATATTGAAATTACAGAATTATCGGGGATATACTCAACACGAAAATCACAATAAACATTTCCTGAGTCTTTTATATGTGCCCCTTGTCATGGGGGCTTTTTTTACTTCACCCTCTCCGCCTCAATCTCCCGCATCGCCCGCTTATCTTGGCTTCCCGCTTCGCTCTGTATCCACTTTCCGGATATCCATTAACTGCCCGTTCGCCTTATCCAGTGCGGTCAGTAGTGGCTCTATCCATTCAACCGCCTGGCAATATGTCAGGCGGCGGGTGGCAGTGGTGCCAGTACCGGTTGTGTCAGTGATGCCGGGAGCGGAACGCATTGCTGATTCACGGATGGTGTAGACGTGGCTGAGCAACCCGTCAGAAACAGGCTGAGGAATATACAAATTGCAGGTAGCCTCTTTCCGGATGATTGTGCGGTATTCAATCTGCTTCTCCTGTGATTGAGCATCGGCGCGCATATTACGGTTGGCGTTCGCCGCGGCCACGCGATCAAAGATTTCGATACTGGTGTAGGCGTTATCAATCACTTTTTGCTGGTCAGTGATAACCTTATCTTTATGTTGGCTTTCCGTTTGTTCGGCTGACAGCATGCTGAACATCCACAGACCGAAAAACAAAACAGCCCACACCCACCCGTTAAGTAATATCGTGATTGCCTTTTTCATGGCGCTTCACACTCATAACGAACAACACCATCCAGCGGGTAACCCGGCAGAGGCTTACAGTAATTCGGGAGTGAATACAGATAACAACCCGCCAACAGAGCAGTAGTCAGCAGGATGATAGCAATGATGATCAGTGTTAAAGGGTTCCGTGGCATACCGCTTTCTCCGTTTCGCGCCGGTTAATCAGACCCTGCCACTGCTTACCACCGGCAAATGTCCAGCGTTTCATTTCGTCACAGGCACCCGCGATATCTCCGGCATTGAGTTTCCGCAGCATTGTCGAACGCGAGAACGCACCGGGCCCTACGTTGTAGACAAATGAATAGATGGCCGCACGGGTATTGTCATCAATCGGCACTTTGATCATCGGATCAACCGCGCGCCGGACTTTCGTCAGATCGTCGTGCAGCAGCGCTTTACACTCCGCATCCGAATACAACTTGCCGGGCTGAATATCGCTGCCGGTATGGCCATAACATACGGTAAGCACTCCGGCCACATCACGGTAAGGTTTGTACTCAACCCCCTCATATGCGGGGATCAGCACCAGCGCACCGGCAATAGCCCCGGCGGTACAGGCGGCCATTACCTTTTTATATAATCGGTTATTCATGCTGATTACTCTCTTTGCTGCGCCGTCTAAACTCACGCTGTTTGAAATACAAATTGGTAAGAAACGTCAGAAACGCGAACAGTAAGCTGCCAAGCACACCAATCGCCGCCCATTCATCCGGTGTAAAACCACCGAGTAACTGTTTCATCCAGTAAAGAGCACCGGCACCCGACGTACCGTATGAAATGCCGGTAGTTATTTTGTCCATACGCATACGCACCCCCTGTGGAGTGTCCTGTTTGAAATGTGAATAAAGGGAAATGCCGTAACCGGTTATATGTTTTAAACAGGTTAAAGTCAGGTGGCTGCGGCATTGTTCGGAATCCCACCGGCGGCGGGATAGCAATAAGAAGAGCACTGGACCAAATGACGCAGATTGGGGGATGAGCCCGTTACGCCTCAGTGCTCTTTTTGTTGCTTCTGTAAATAAAAAAGGCCGCCGAAGCGACCCAAATAACTATCCCCACTTGCGTGGAAATTGTTCTGATATTAAATCGGAATCAGGCAACAAAGCCCATGCAATGTAAAATGTATGTGGGTACAGCTCCGACCCAGGAAAGTCATATATCCCCACATAGCAATCATCACCCTCTCTGTCTGAGCGAATGTAACCTGTATGCCAGCCATCGCACGGGTTATAAACAATGACATCTCTGCCATCCATTTCCTCTGTCGGACGAACATCCGCAGAATGGAACTCCAACGCACATTGCATGCCCTACCCCCGAAAATAAAAAAACCCCGCATAAGCGAGGCTCAGGATAAACAACGAGGTAAAAACGAAAAAACCCAGCGCATTGGCTGGGTTAGTTGGTACAGTTACAAAATCGGCAACTTACCCTGAAATAGTGGCTCACTGGTTCAAAGAAGTCAACATGTTTTTGCTATTTCGCCTCAGGATCTTTTCTTTTTCCTTCCTTTTAAACGCATCTACCAGCGGTTGGTATAATAAATACTCAGCTGCTTTTAGTATTTCGTCCACCTCTCGGCGGCATGTAGATAATGATGGTACTTTCTTTGCTGGTAGCCCGTTTTTTTGTGCGACGATGGCTTTTAGCCTGTATTTTCCATGCCGTGCACGGGCTATTGCTCTGTCTGATGCACAATAAACATATCGACTGAGCAGCATATCAAAGGCTTCCGTATCAATATGGTAAATCAGCTTTACCACCTCATTGATTAGCAGACCGTCATCATCATTACAAACAGGGCGATCGGGGTAATCTCTGCGCTCTACGGTAGCCATAAATTGGGCTATCATACTGCTCTGCCGCTTTTCTAATCTTCCGCTATAAACCCAGGCACCAAACAAAGATAACCAGTTTTGTAACCACTCTTCACGTTCTTTATCGAGCCTCAGCCCATCAGAAATATTTTTCATACCCGGCATGCTCGCAGCTCCCTGACTTCCTGTATTACCTGCTCCAGTAATTCACGTTCGCTGCCGTGGATCTGCTGCCATGTTTCCGGCGCCGCATGGAATCCCGTTGCATAGCATGCCCGATGGTGCTGCGGACACAACGGGAGTACAGAATAATGATCCGCCCGTTGCCCCATACCCTGTCCGTTGCGCACATGATGCAATTCCGCACGGGATGCCCCGTACCCCATGTTACGGCAGCAGATACAGCCGAGTTCGGCCACATCCGACAGCCATTGCTGTTCTGCTTTGGTCCTTGATTTGGTCATTGGTCTTGCCTCTCAGGTAAAATCTAATAACTGTGCTGCCGCGTTCTCAGCGGCCTGTTGCGTGGAAAAATTGCGGTACAGAATGAAGTTCCACAGCACATCAAGCGTGGATTTATAGAGTTCGCCAAATTGCAGGTCATCCATTTTGGCAAAGCTGATTGATTTGGCGACACGGCGCAGGCTGCCGTCAGGCATTTCGTAGGTGTCGTACTGGCCGGATTGTTCAATGGCCCAGGATCGGAAAGCGTCGAAGGATTTTGTCGCGGTAATATTCTGAGCGCGTTTTTGTGCTACATCATCAAGATAGACGTCAGCCGCTGACTGCAGAGCATCGTCATTATCCGTGTAATAAGCGAGGAATTTCACATACCCGCGAACAAGTTCTTTTTCTTCCGGCGAAATGGTGCCGCCGACCGGTTCCCAATATTCATAACCGAGGTTCAGGAGTGCGAAGTATTTACGGTGAAATCGTGGGTTACGTGCCTTTTTGAAGTCAGCCGACAGCACATCACCGCACTTAACTTTTGAATGCAGATAATCCCTTGCTGCCGGATTTGCAGGCGCAAGAGTATCGTTGGGGAGTTTGATAAAGCTATGCTGTGCCATGTAAATATCTCCGGTGGCACAGCGGGTATTCAGGATGCTGGTTGTTCAGGCCAGCACCTGAATAATACATTGATATAATGAATATTGCTAATTATATGCGGAGCTTTAAATCATGCCATCCGAGTGTATTCCAGCACTCAGCATCACCTGCCATACAGCATTCCGACACAGGCAATTTTTCGCCACATTTCCGGCATGTTTTCTTACTCAGTTCCTCAATTTCAGATTTTAGCGACCGGTCATCGATTCTGATGAGCATCGTCAGGTACTCGTTCAGTTCATAAGGTTCCCGGCCTGGCCGCCGCAACGCACAATTGCGCTGCAGCATTTCCAGTTCCTGCTCATCCACCAGCAGTTCAAGTTTGACGATACCGGTTTTCTTTTGCCGCGCTCTCTGCGCGGCTTTGCGTTCTGCAGGAGACTTAGCCATTGAATGATCCCCCTATCGTGGTAACAATCACGCTCCAGAACAATATAAACAGAATATATCGAGTAAACATCACGCGGCCTCCCCTGTTTTCTCCACGAGCCAACGCGCCTGCTGCATAAACAGTTCACCGATGGCAACCAGCTCGTCACGGCTGATGTAACTGATTTTGTCTCCCTGCCAGTCCTTATCCAGGATGACAACCGCACCGGCAAAGAAAGCACCTGATGGTTTCTGTTTTTCATTCGCCGGCACAAACCAGTCCGGTAAATCGAACCCGATACGGCCACGGATGAATGCAACATGATCAGCCCATTCCGGCCACCATACTTCGCTTGTTGCCGCTTTCAGCAGGAAAACGTACCGGCCGCCTTTTTCACGCATAGCCTGAGCGTGTTCCATTATGTTACGAACACCGGTTACAGCCTGTTTGTCGTGGTAACTACTGCGGGAATATGGCGGGTTACCGTATGCTGCACCACCCAGCTCATTCAGCTTTTCTGACCAGTCCTGTGTGAGCGCGTTATCTTCGGCGGTGTAATAATTCGGGCATTTGCTGTTCTGACCATCTGTAAACAGGTCGAGCGTGAACGGACCGAACTTTGCATTGATACCCCAATACAGCGCATCAGGTGTCCGCCACTGGTCACCGACCTCTTTCAGCATGTGAGCTGGTTTATTACGCAGTTCTTCCAGTTCAATCACGTAATCTGAGCGCAGATCTGGAGTTTCCTGCACCGGCAGCGCAGCAAGGATACGTTCACCAATCCAGCGCATAACCGGTACCGCCATGCTGTTACCGATAGCGCGATAACGCGAACCATCCGGGCAGTCAGCAGCATCTTTACCGCGCCAGCTGATTAGTGTGTGGTTATCCGGGAATCCCTGTAACCGCTCACATTCGACGGGGGTCAGTCGGCGGACGCTATTGCGAACCGAAACACCATGAATATCTGATTTTGTCAGTGTGTATGAAACGCCGGATTCATCATATCCGGTTCCGTTGCCACCGTTTTGTGGTGCGCGGACAATAGTATTTCCGGCCAAAGCAATCGCAGGCGGCTGCCCTGAATTCTGGTTGCTGTTGCTGCTGTTACCGGCCCGTAATGTTGGTGACAGGTTTTCGGTGGCATCAGCACCGTAGTCTTTACAGCTGAATGCGATACAGGCATTTTCCTGCCCGTGGTTGCGTCCCAGTGTGTGCGCCAGTTCATGATTAACGTCCGGATCCTGGGTGCCGTGTACAGACATTACAGCGAGGTCAGTTGCATCTTTATAGTCTCTGGCTTTGACCGTACTTGCTGTTTCGTCATCAACATATTCACCGAAAGCAGCCATTCTGAAAGCACCGGCAATCAGATGTCCTGCTTGTGCCTGATTGTCGTCTGCTCCTGTTGCTCCGACGCCGTTTTTGGTCAGGGCTGCAACCACATCCCGGCAGAGCTCACTATTTGCGGCATAATTTTCCGCGTCCAGACTCACCGGAACTAACCCTCCGTTACACTCGAAGTCTGTTCCAAGCCCGCCCCCGCCATGAGTGCGTGCTGTAAGGGTGCCGGTAATTTCTTTCTCCGCTTCTCCGCCCGGCGCAATATCCCCGTGCAGGCTGTCGCACTCAAAAAGTATTTCAGCGGGACAGATGTCTGCTCGAGCACTTGCGACAACGAACACACGACGGCGGCGCTGAGCGACTCCGAAATATTGAGCATCGAGGATCCGCCACGCGATAGTTCTTTTGGGTCCAGACACATAACCAACGTTTGTCCATTTTTCCCCTGTCGGCTTGAGTTCTTCACTTTCTCCGGCAAGTCCTGCAAGGAAGCAACCAAAGGCGTTATCTTTGCTGCTGAGCACACCGGGGACGTTTTCCCAGACAATGATTGCCGGTTGCTCACCGTTTTGTTCTCTTTTTTCATCAATACTGTCCGCTAATTCAACGTAAGAAAGGGTTAACTGTCCGCGTTCGTCACTCAGGCCACCGCGTAATCCGGCAACACTGAATGCCTGACACGGTGTACCGCCCACCAGCAGATCCGGAGCGGGCACATCACCGGCGCGAACCGCTGCAGCAAGTTTTGTCATATCGCCCAGGTTATCCACCTGCGGCCAGTGTGCAGCCAGTACGGCAGACGGGAACGGTTCAATTTCGCTGAACCAGTGGGGTTTCATTCCGATAGGTTCCCAGGCGACCGAAGCGGCCTCGATGCCGGAGCATACAGATCCGTAAGTCAGGTTCATCACTTCATCACCCCCTGCCAGTAGTTCAGGCGCTCCCGGAAAAATGTTTGCTGATCCGCCGGTGTTTTTTCGATAGCGATCAGTACAGCTGTTCTGTGTATTTTCTGCATTCTGAGCTGTTTAATCAGGCGACTGGCAGCCAAATCAAGCTGCTCTTTTTCCTGATACTCAGCAGGCCACAGTGCGCGATTGTGTGGCAGACCTGCAGGTAAATAATTTGATTGTCCGGACATACTCACTCCCCCCGTTTCTTTGGTTCAGGAGCAGACTGATACGGGATTTTTTTCCGGGCCCGGCGCGTGGCATGCAGCCGGTCTAAGTGGCAGTCAGTATGATCACAGCCATCATCCGGCATGCGGGGATAGTTATCACGCACGAGAGATTCGCACGTAACAGGGTCTTTGATTATCATGGTCTTTGCCTCTGTTGGTCTTAAAATGCTTTGTCGGCGTAGCGGCGTCTTTTAGGTGCCTCAGCCTGTTGCTGCATACGGCTTACTTCTGCTGCTGAAATCTGGTCGGTTGGCAGATAGTGGCCGTTTTTAAATTCCTGATACACGGTGCCGGTTTCTCCGTGCCGGTTCTTCTCGATGATGATCTCCGCATAATTTTTTGCCGGGCTGTTCGGGTTATAAACCGCGTCCCGGTAGGTGAGGAAGATATAATCTGCATCCTGTTCCAGACTGCCGGAATCACGCAGATCCGCAGCCACCGGGCGGCGCTGGTTCAGCGGTCGTTTATCCACGTCACGGGATAACTGACTCAGAGCCACAACAGGTGTGTGAATCCGTTTAGCCAGGCCTTTCATACCAGCCGATATCGCGGCAATCGCCAGGTCGTTACGCTCTGCTTTAGGCTTTTTAATCAGCCCGAGGTAGTCGATAAAAATACCTTTTGTGGCCGGATATTTGCGTTTATGCCGTTCACTGATGGCACATATCTGGTCAATGGTCAGATTACTGGCATCGATAATGTGAATGTCCCGGTCAATCAGATGTGCGATTGCTGAACTGATCCGCGCCCAGCCCTCGTCGTCCAAATCACAATTGCGCATTTTGGAAACCGGCAGCTGCGCAGCCCCGGCAATCATGCGCTCGGCGATCTGCATATTTGCCATTTCCATGGAGAACATCAGTACAGAGTCCCCGGCGGTTGTCATTTTTTCCATCATCGTGAGTGCCAGCTCAGTTTTACCCATGCCCGGCCGGCCGCCGATAAAAATCAGGTCTGAGGGGTTAAAACCACCGATTTTATCGTCCAGTGCTTCGATACCGGTCCGGATCATCATGCCGCTGTCCTCGCCCCGGTTCCGCTTCTCCAGCACATCAACATAACCGTCAATCAGTTCGTTGAGATGTACCGGTACCAGACTTTCTTTCTCACTGGAGAGCAGGGTGAACTCACTGCTGAACTTCTGAATTACGCTTTCGGCCTGGTCATGAGTGGCCGCGTCAGTGATTTCTTTCTGAAATTTATTTATCAGCGCTGTAATTTTGCGAACCGCCGCGTAGTTTCTGACTTTCTCGGCATACCCTTTCAGGTTTGCGTATGAAATGGTTTTTCTGGTGAGCTCCATGATATGAGCAAAATCACCATTTCCCCCGAGTGCGTCCGCGATAAATACCGGATCGATAATTGCACTCGTCAGTGCCTGTTTTTTTATTTCCCGGTACACCCTGGAAAAGTACCCGACACTGAAAGCATCATCAGGCAGTGTTGCCAGAACGTCATAGGCATCCTGAGTGGCACCACCGGCCAGCAAACCACCAATAACAGCGGCTTCTAATTCCTGCTCACTGAACATAATCAATTACTCCGGTAACTTGGCCAGTTGAACGACAGCACTGCGCCACCTTCCAGCATGCGGTCAACAACGCGTTCACCCAGCAGCGGGGCCAGTTCGTTCAGCGGCAGGTTGCTGATCATGATGGTCGGCAACATGTCCTCGTACCGGTCGTTAATCACTTCAAACAAAATATTGCGCTCTGAGTCAGTTCCGTACTGAACACCGATTTCGTCGATAATCAGCAGGCCCGGCCCGCAGTATTTTTCCAATACGTCGAGCTCACTGTATTCCGCATCGCCAGCCCATGTACGGCGAAAAGCCCGGATAATACGCGCCGCTGTGGTGATAAATACCGATTCCTGCGCCTCAGTGGCAACCTGACGGGCAATTGACACTGCGAGGTGGGTTTTCCCGGTTCCGGGTGTTCCGCACAAAATAAGCGCCTCTCCGGCGGTTTTACGGGACAGCCATGTTTCGGCATACTCACGGCAGATTTCAAGATTGTTTTTTGCATCAGCATTCGCCGGGTGATACGTCTCAAATGTCGCGGCAGCAAAGCGCGGCGGGATATTCACGTTCAGTTCGTCAGACATGCTTGCCCCCGTTCACCCATGACGCTGAGCGGCTCTCGTAGTTTTTATCGCTGAATCCGGAGTGTGTGCTCGGCTTAGCCGGTTTCCGAGCTGTGGTGCGTTCCGGGAATATTCCCTGCCAGCCGTTGGCAATCGAGTCACACAGCACGGAATCAGGATCCGGATGCCCGGCCAGTTTTTTGGCAATCTGGCGGCAACTGGTTTCGGTCAGTGGTTTTTTAATCTCCTTCCGGAACTTCACCCAATCCTGCCAGACAGGTTCGCTGACGTTTTCCGGACGGACTGACAACGGGTCAAATTTCACCGTGGATTTTTTCTGCGTCGCAGGCTTCGGATCCTCTTTTGAATTTACTGATGGATCATGTTTTGAATTTACTGATGGATCGCCTCCAGATTCTGGAGGGTGAAAACCCCCTTTAACGCCAGAATCTGGAGGGTCAAAACGCCCGGAATTACTGTTTTCTGACCGGTCGGATTCTGAACCGTCAGAAACTGGAGGGTGAGAAATTGCGTTATTTTCACGCTGTTTTTTCAGCTTTGCGATTTCCTGTAACGCGATAGTTTCCAACTTATCGACATTGAGAAAATATAAATTCGATGCGTTGCGGTTACCGTTCCGGCGTTGTTTTTTCCTCAGCCAGCCATCCTTTTCAAGCTCACTGCATGCATCACGGATAGTGCTGACCCCTGCCCCAATCTGCCGGGACAGTGTTTCTACGCTCGGATAGCTGATCCCTTCATCACTGGAGAAATCAGCCAGGCGAACCATAATCATCAGTTTCGTGCCTTTCACACCGGAAACGGCACAGGCATCCCATACGTACCCCTGAATTTTATTACTCACGTCACACCCCCAGCGCGTCAGCGATATCACGGCAGGCGTTCTGGTACTGCTCAGGTGTCAGGTTGTGCATACACAGCCGTGCTTTGGCCCGTTCGTACTGTTCCCACACGCTGAGTGCCGCAGCTCGGCGCCCGTCGAATATCGGGCGTATGGTTTCGATATCTGCAGGAATGCCGTTATGCATAAACCCGTTGCGGTAGGTGATTTTTTCGGTTGTATTCAGCATTGGTCTTTGCCTCTTTCTCATGCGCTGGTCATGCGCATCGCATTTAATGCGGTTACTGCTTTTGATATGCACTGTGACATGTCACGACTGCCTAAAAGTGTTTCGCTGATTGCTGCAGCAAATTCTTTGATTGCCAGGGAAGCCAGATAATTAACCGACTCATCCCCGTTAACCCGCGCCAACCGGTCAGCAGGTAATGCAATTTTGATTGCCGGGATCAGCTCACTGAACTTTCTGTCTGCTGCCGGAGAATTACCGCGCAACCAACGGAAAATTTGCTGCCTGTTGTTATTAATCGCTTTCCAATCTGCGTTACCGGCCCCGTCTTCTATCGGGTACAGGCGTGACGGTTTATCACCACACAGTATTAAAAAATGCGCCCTGCTAATTTCGATTGCGACATGCTCCTGTCCCTTCTCTGCCGCCCATAATTCAATCTCATCCTTAATTATTTGGTTGTTATTCATCATCTTGCGTCTCCTGTCGCGAAATTGATTATGAATAATCAGTTTTTTAACTGGCTAGCTGAGATAATTCACCACGGTCGGGTAAGCCATCAGCAATGTTCGGATAAATTTCTGGCGCTACCTCATGGGGAGTTATTTTCCAGCTGAGGCACTCACACAGACTTAAAACTTTTTGTGCCGGCACTCCGTTTTTAAACCACAGATTTACCGTTTGTGGTTTTATTCCCAACCTGCGGGCAATTTCTGACTGGTTGGCCAGTGTGACAATTTTGCTTTTAAGATTTGGTGTCATATCGGTCTCCTTAACCTGATTACAAGTTAATCTTACAGTTACAAATTGGTGATTTCAAGTTTTTCTTGAAGTGATGAGTACAAGAAAACCTTGTAATATGACATTATGAAAAAGAATCCTAATGAAACATCAGCAGCCAGAATCAGCCAGGTTCTCACAGAGAATGGATGGTCACAGTCTGATCTTGCCCGCAGAATTGGTGTAAGACCTCAGTCAGTCCAATTCTGGGTAAGCGGGAAAACGGCACCAAGCGGAACAAATTTATCTGCATTGGCTTCTGTGTCCGGCTATCCGGAACACTGGTTTTTAATGGATGATATATCTGGAGGACCAGCCCGGCAGAGAGTTACAGCAAAAAAACATGATTCATATCTTGTTGAATTACTTGATGTTGAAGCAAGTGCTGGCCCAGGCATCATAACAAAAGGTGAGTTCATGGAGACGATCAGATCGATTGAATACACCTCCGATGAAGCTTTACGCCTGTTTGGACACCGGCCAAGTGAAAACATAAAAATGATCACTGTTGCCGGTGATAGTATGCAAGGTACAATTAATCCTGGTGACCAAGTTTTTATTGATGTCCACATAAATTACTTTGATGGCGATGGTGTATATGTTTTTGTCTACGGACAAACATTACATATCAAACGGTTACAGATGATTAAAGATCAGCTTACAGTTATTTCCGATAATAATAATTATCGTGACTGGCAAATCACGAAAGAAGACGAAGATAAATTTTTCATTGCCGGAAAAGTGCTGATTAGTCAGTCCAAAGTTTACAAGCGCTACGCCTAAATCCCTATTCAACATTAAACTTTAAATTACAAGGAATTATGCTCCTTGTAATTTTTAACACCCGCAATTACAAGTTTTATTTGCAACTCAAGCTTGCAATGTTCAGTTTTTACTTGTAGATTTATTTCCATCAAAACCCCACAGCGGGTATTCAGGATAAACGTTCACAGTTTTACGCCAGCACCAGGAAACAAATAACGCCACGAAGATGGCAGAAGAGGCAAGACGACCTGACACCCCGGAAAGACGGGGATCTAATCAAAACGGGGGTTATATGAAAGAAACCGATAGCACCAAAAGCAGAGAGCAGGAAATAAAGGATTACGTTGGCTTTGTAATGAGTGACGTTAACATCCTATCCACGAGCATGATCCCTAAAATGATTGAGGCGGGATCTAGCCTTAATGATATCAAAGAAAAAGTGGACATACTGGCGGAAGCGTATATCTACACGCGATTAAAGGTACTGCATGAAGGGCGTAAATTAATTGAAGATATCAACAAATATGATGCCGCCATGAATGCAGAAATGACGGCCCTGATTAAATCGAATGCCCGTAACTACGAATTGGGAGACAGCTTCACATAAGGCGAAGTAAATCCAAAGCGGCTTTTTCTGCGTCTTCAATTGCTGTTTCTGATTGGAAAGATGTCAGTAAGTGAGGGTACCTTGCAGCCTGACTTAAATGGCTAATTTGATGTTTAACTTCTTCCCTTTGTTCTGAGGTTAACACATTAAAAATAGCTTTTAACAAAATATGCTGCGCATCTAATTGCTGTTCCAGATTTTTATTATCCATAATTCAGTTCCTTAAACACGTTGCGGTGACTGAATTATACACAGATTCCTTGCGTTGCGGAATGCAGGAACCTCAGCAGCCTGATGAGGGTAAATAATCAGGCACCGGATTTCAGACGTAAAAAAACCCACCGAGGTGGGTTCTTTTACCCGGAGTCGCCGACCAAAGCTAATCCGGAGTTCTGCTGACGGGACCAACCGTCAGAAGAGGCAAGACCAATGACGAATCATTGGAAACATCATTTTAAAGGAGTTGCTATGAAAGCACAACCTGACACTCTCAGTGTTACGCTTTACGTCCATGCACAAAAACAGTTTGACGGAAGTATCGCGTATTCAGTATTCACCCACAAATTCAAAGCGACTGATGGCATGGGCTTTCCTGTTGCCGAGTACCAGTTTGAATTACCTGTCCCCGCAATCAGCAAATTCGATTTAGTTCAGGCCGAAATTGACAGTTTACGTGCAGAACAAAACAAGATTCTCGCTGACGCAGAAGTTAAATCAGGACTGCTTGAAGATCGTATCCAGGCGCTGCTATGTCTGGAGGGCAAAGTTATTTCCAAAGACGACGAAGCATTACCTTACTGACCAGAGGCAAGACCAATGACCAATTATATCTGTGCATTTAATCCCATAGATGCGGCACTTAAAGACGGTGCTGTGACTGTTGCAATCACGATTTCCGCCAATTCCGAGAAGATGGCCAGAGCAATGGCCGCCGTGATGCTGGAGGAAACTTACCCTGAAAATACAGGGAAGTTTGATGTGGCGGCACCAATAATCTGCGAAGCTCAGGCAGGCAAACCGGCACCGGCCGGTGATAGCTTTGATGAACATTTTGCCAAAGAGTACGAGTTCAACGGTACTGACTGGCAGAAACGTGAAGAAAAAATGGTCGTATTTGCAAAAACAGCACCTGTTGTGCGTATTGCCGCCATCCTGTTGTACGGGAAAACGCAATTTACCCGTAGCGAGTACCTCAAAGCTGTCGATTTTGTTCATATCGGTGACGAATACCCGCTGCTCCGGAATATAGCCAAAGGTGTCGCGGCCACGCCCGGGGTATCCCTGCTTAACGAGCAGGAACTGGAAGCGCTGGTGAATTTTGTCATGCAACAGGCACCGGACAGCATCACCGAAAAAGAGGCACAGAAGCTGGCAGAAAAATACTTATACCCTGCTGCTGAACAAGCCACAGGGCAGCTCCCGATCACGGAACACAAGCAACGCGATTTTGACCACAATTATGCAACACTGGATCAGGAAATAGCTCTCGCCCTTCTTCCCGGTGATTTTTCACCGTGGGAAATACAGCCAAGCAAACTTACCGCTGCGAAAAAGCTGATCAGTGATGAAGATGAAAACTGGCGGCGCTGGTCTACTGAGTTCCGTATTATCCCGACCGCATTGCAGATCCCGCGTGAAACAGTCTTTGCTGTCGTACGTGAAGGAAAAGAATTACCTGACCTGATAAGCGATGCGGCAGCCCGTAAACAGTTTGTGGCTGACCGTATCGGCATAACGCCAGCAGAAAGTAGTCATGACCAGGAAACAGGCCGGTCCGGTCCGGATATTACGGATGATAACCCCCCCGTAGCTGCAGAACCGGAAAAACCAAAACGCACCCGTACTAAAAAAGCGGATAAACCAGCAGAGAAACCAGCGCCGGAAGTAGCAGCCAACGATGAACCGGCTACCATAGCGCAGATACCGGAACCGGTTCATGCCGAGGAACCCGCTACTGATGACTTCCGCAGCCGCGCCGAGATGATTGCCGAGGTTCTGGCAGACACGGATAACCTGAGTATCTGGAAGCAGGTACAGCGCACAGATCCACGCTTTACCAAGCCTTTAGAGGGAGCGGGATTTCAGGGTACCAGCATTAACAGTAACTACATGTTTATGCGTGCTACCGAAATTTTCGGGCCGATCGGTGAGGGCTGGGGCTATGAGGTGGTTGAAGAAAAATTCCTGGACGGCAAACCACTGACTGAACCTGTTATGGAAAACAACAAACAGGTTGCTCTGCGCTACCTGCGTGACGCAGACGGTTCTCTGTTCTGCGAGCAAAATCATTCAATAAAAATCCAGTTTTGGTACCGCAGTAAAGATGGCGGATGCTGTTATTTTGAAAGCTACGGCGCGACACCATACCGCTATCAGACCCAATACGGCATAAAAGTTGATAGTGAAGTCATAAAAAAATCACTGACAGACGCGATTAAAAAAGCACTGTCAATGCTCGGGTTCTCTTCTGATGTGTTCATGGGTATGCACGATAACCCTGAATATCTCATCAAAAATAAACTGGAATTTGAAATCAAAGCGGCCAGCGAGAACGCACAGGACAGCGTCCGGATCCGCGAAGAACTGGATGAGAAATTCACCCGTAACACAAAAACCATGCGTACCGCAGTTACGCAGAATGAATTACGCGGTATCGCATCCACCCTTACCCGCGAAATATCCGCGCATCTTAACAGCGCCAAATCGCGCGGTGACAACGAATATGCAGGATACCTGTCCGGCCGCCTGCGCCGCCTGACAGAAATTGAGAAAGAGTGTTTAACCAAACTGACTGAAAAACAAGGGGCAGACCAATGAGCGCAACCGCAATTGCATTAGCCGCAGACTATGAAAAGCTGCAACGACTGGTAGAGACCGGAGAATTCACCCCGGAAGAAATAGCCGACACGCTGGAAGGTATAGAGGGCGCACTCGGCGATAAACTGGACACGATTATGATCCACGTCCGTAACCTTGAAGGGCAGGCAAATACACTGGGTGAAGAAGCCAAACGCCTGGCCGATCGCAAAAAATCATTCGAGCGTCAGGCCAAAGACCTGAAAAAATATGCACTAACCTGCCTGCTGGCATCCGGCCAGGACAAACTGAAAACGGTGAGAAACACATTCACCGCAGCAAAAGGCCGGGCGTCAATTGTCATCGATGATGAATCTCTGCTTCCTAACGAACTCGTTGATGTCCAGACGATTGTATCTCCGGATAAAAAAGCCATTAAAGAAGCGCTGGAAAATGGTATTGAGGTACCCGGCGCCCATATTGAAATTGGTGAACGTTCACTGATGGTCCGGTAATTACCCATGGTGCCCGGCAACCGGGCACTTTGTTTCAGCGTGACATGTCACGATAAGGCAGACCAATGCTAAAACACCAACACTACAAAGACCGGCCGGTAAAGCTCACATTCCCTGACGGCAGTCACGGCTACATCCATACAGACCGCCGGTGTGATGTGTATTACGACCTGCCTCCGCAGGTGAAAATTGAGGCCCGTAACGAGCCGCAGCAGAAGGATGAAAGCAAATGATATACGGATTATTCATGCTTATTTGCTCTACCACCAGCTGCGAATATCAGCCCTACGGCTACGTTTATCCGGATGAAAAAAACTGCCTGATGGATAAAGAAACACTGACCGTGAAGGGGATTTTGTCAGAGTGCTATCTGATCGATGAAATTATTTCGGCCGATTTTGCTCAGACAAAAAGTTGATTAAGCATAATCAGTTTTATTTCGCCACGGTGATTACCATGATGCCAATACCATTACAGGGGAAAGCATCATGGAACCGTGGCAACCAGGACAACAATTACTGACCGACTTTGATATTAAATTAGGCCGCCTGGCTGCGAGTGTAAAAAACAGACCATGCACTCCGGCAGATATTAAACGCTCATGCGATACGGCTGACCTTCTTATTTTATTGATGATGAGGCAAGACCAAAATGAAAAATGAGAGTGACGTAATTACCCCGGACGAAATGATAGAACTGACCGGCTATCAATTCCCGTCAAAACAGTGCGAAGCCCTGGAGCGTGCCGGTATCTTTTTTATAAAGCGGCCGGATGGATATCCAAAAACAACTTGGGCGCATTTTAATAGCCCGCTGGCTAAACGGCAGGCATTACCGGTATCAGAAGAACCTGACTTCGGGGCTATGTAATTATGGGTAGGAAAAGGAAAAACCCTGCTGATAACTGGATGCCAAAGCGGGTTAAACGGGGCAGATCTGCTTTTGAATTTATTACTCCGGATAACAAAACAATCCGGCTTTGTGATTTTTCATGTACTCAGGCTGAGGTATGGGTAGCATACGAAAAACTGATAGACGATCAGAAAAATGAGGCAACATTGACTGCATTGTTTAACTCATTTTTCATTTCCGCCGACTTTACTAACCTGTCACCGGAAACACAGAAAGATTACCGTAAATATTCCGGCAAGCTATTACCTGTATTCGGGAAAATGCAGCCCGATAATATAAAACCTGAGCATATCCGCAAATATATGGATAAGCGCGGCACTAAAAGCCCGACACAGGCAAACAGGGAAAAAATGCTGCTATCCCGTGTTTTTGGCTGGGGTTATGAGCGCGGACTGGTAAAAAGTAATCCATGTAAAGGTGTGCGGCAATTCAAGGAGCAAGCCAGGGATCGCTATATTACAGATGATGAATATAATGCGCTCTATTCTGTATCCCCTGTAGTTGTCAGGATAGCAATGGAAATAGCGTATCTCTGCGCAGCCCGGCAAGCTGATGTTTTGGCATTAACTTATTCGCAATTAACAGAGGATGGTATTTACATTAAGCAGGGAAAAACCGGTGTAGCACAAATAAAGGCATGGACGGAACGCCTGCATGCAGCTATAAACCTGAGTAATACTCTCCCCCTTGAACCTGGTATCAGCAGTATTTATGTACTTCATCAATCCAGAGGATCCGGGTATACACGGGATGGTTTCAACAGTCGTTGGAGAAAAGCCAAAGAAGCTGCAGCTAAAAAATTCCCGCACCTGAATTTTAACTTCACCTTTCATGATTTGAAGGCTAAAGGTATTTCAGATCTCGATGGACCACTGTCAGAAAAACAGAAAATATCGGGGCATAAAAATATCACTCAAACAGCCCGGTATGACAGAAAAGTGGTGGTTGTTCCTGTTGTCGGTGGTCAGAAAAAGACAGTTTGA